AGGCTGGCGAACGAGCCGCTGACGCTGGAGGAGCTGCGGGAGATGGATGAGCCTGTATGGGTTGCCTGCAAACCCATCGAGGGCGGGAACGGGTACTGGTGTCTGTGCCAGCATGGGCATATCATCACACCGGCAGGTAGCATTTACGATGTGAAAGAAATCCCGCATTGGGTGTTCTACCGCCGCCCGCTGGAGGAAGAAGTATGAGGCCGATTTTATTCAATACCGAAATGGTACGGGCTATTCTGGATGGCCGGAAAACCGTAACCCGGCGGCCGGTAAAATTTGGGAGAGGGCGAAACCCAAAATGGTCGGGGTATGTCCCGGACGGGGGCGTATTGTACGGAAGTAATAACATCCCAGCGGCGAAAGCACCATACCAGGCCGGTGACATTCTGTGGGTGCGGGAGACGTGGACGTCTGTACCAGGCGGGAGCTATATCTACAAAGTGTCCGTGGAGTGCCCTGATGCTTGGCGTGGGACCTGGCACCCCTCCATTCACATGCCGAAAGAGGCCGCCCGGCTGTTCCTACGGGTGGTAGCAGTGTGGGTGGAGCGCCTGAAGGATATAACCCCGGAGCAGATAGACGCCGAAGGGTGCAAGGAATGGACGTACAGTGCGATGACTGGAGAGCCTCTACCGAGTGGCCCATCCTGGTTTAGGATTGCGTGGGACCGCACCATCAAGCCTTCGGACCTCCCTGCTTACGGCTGGGAGGCAAATCCCTGGGTATGGGTCATTAAGTTTGAGCGGATCAGCCGCCCGCCGGAGGGAAAGGAGGACGGCAATGTTTACGGTTGATGACGGCCTTTGCTTCCCGTGGGAGGGATTTGTCTGCTGCTAAGTAACAACGATTTGAATACCATCCAAGTTGCCTTAGATACTGGGATGGAGACCGTAATGACCCGAACTCTTGGAGATTTCCGCATCACGGTCTCCACATCCAGAGCCCCGCCTGTTTGGCATCCGTTTCTTATGCTCGCCCGTCTGGAGATTTGGGATGGGCACATCTACTCAACGAAGTGGTGTGTTAGTGCGGAGGAGGTGCAGCAGTTTGCGGGGAGATGATCAGTCCTTGTGGTATTGTGTACGCCAGCGAGCAGGTCCTCTTGTCAAGGAGTGCCGGGCACTGCGGCCACGGCTGAGTGCAAATGATACGCCATACCAGCGGAATGAAAAGAATAAAATTCTTCGGCCACCCAGAGACAGCAGTGTCTGCCGAACGCGTGTAGACCGGCTGGAGCTGCGGCTGGCGCTGTTTTGCTTTGCAGGGATCGTGTACACACTGACCTTTGATCCATATCACCTGCCGGATCGGTTCTCTGATGTCCGAAAACGGTGGAGATCGTTCCTGCGGCTTCTCAACCTGTGGAAGCCAAACTGGTCTCGGGATTATATCTATCTGATTGAGGGCAGGCATGGAGACCACCGCTATCATATCCACTTGGTCCTCCGGAACAGCGATTTTTCTCCGGCCGAGATCCGCTATCTTTGGAAATACGGCGAGGTAGATGACGAGCCTCTGCTGTTGGGACCATACGATACCTACAGGCGCACCGCGAAGTACTGGAACAAGGAGGCGTCAGACGGAATTACGGTCCCCGTGGGTGCCAGGACCTGGGTTGCCAGCAGAAGTCTGAATGCCAAGCTGCCGCCTTTGGAAATGTGGCGGAGTACAAGCGGTGAAATCGAGTCTCCACAAAATGTACGGGTGCAGGGAGGCAATCAGACAGCCAACGAATTCGGGGTGTATCTCTACAAGTGGTGGATCTCAAACAGTGCTTTTATTTTAGATAAATGACTCTTATCTTGAAATATAGTTGAATAACTCACAAATCTAAACGAAAGTGAGGGAGACCCGTTGCAAACGTGCAATGAACGTGTTAAACTGTCCATAAAGAAGGGACGGTATGTCTGCCCCAACTGCAACTGCATCACGAACCAGAAGGCCAGCTCTGAGACCAGCGCCAGCCGCTTGATTCTCTGGTGCCGTAATTGCAAGGCAGAATATCTCGTGAATATCGAACATGGCCAGTGCTTTCTGATAAGCCGGTGCCGATGATCTTCCTGTGGAGAAGACGTCGGTGCCGGCTTTTTGTTTTGCCCGGAGGTGATAGCCCATGGCACAAAAGCCGTTGCGTCCATGCCGACATCCTGGGTGTACGACCCTGGTAACTGGCGGCTATTGTGATCTCCACCGCCCCAAGGACAGCCGCAGTGATGCGGCCAAGTCCTGGCACTGGATGTACCTGACTCCAGAGTGGACGGAGGACCTGCGGCCTGGACAGCTCCTTCGCGAGCCCTTTTGCCGGGAATGTGCCCGGCGCGGAGACCGGACGCCGGCCACGGAAGTGGACCACATCCAGCCGCACCGCGGAGACTGGGCAGTGTTCACGGACCGCAGCAATCTCCAGAGCCTTTGCCATTCCTGCCATAGTCGCAAGACGATGGCCGAAATGCAGCAAAAGCGAGGCGCTTTGCGTGCCCGCTGGCAGCGATGACCAGCGGAACGCTTGGGCGCACGGGCGGGGCGGGTGCGTGTGCGCGGCGTTTCCTTGCACCCCTCCCCCCGGCAAAAAAAGTTTGGGCGGAGGGGCGCAAGACCGCACGCCCCCCTTCGTGCAAGATTTTTTCCCCACGAGGATTTTCCGGGAATACATGGCGTGTCAGATTCGGACACGCCGGCCAGAAAGAGAGGGAGTGTATGGTTCGGCTGGAGTGTGGCCTGCGGGGCGCACGGAAGTATTGCGCCTCGCATCCAGGCTGGTGCTGCAGAGAGTGTCCGCTGCGGACATCCTGTGACCACGCCTGCAGGAATACCCCGGATGCCTGCGGCTACGCCACCCCCCACGATACATGCCAATACCATGCACCGCCAAGGATCAGCAGAAAGGAGGGCCCCATCCATGGCAGGCAAACGGCAACCCACAGCACTTGTGGAAGCAAACGGACGAAAACACCTGACAGCGGCGGAGGCTGATGCTAGGCGGGACCAAGAGGTCTATGTGGCGCCACCTGAAGCGGCGGTCCCTCCCCTTTGGCTGCCGAAGAAATTGCACAAGGAGTTTCGGGAGATCGGAGAAATTCTGTTGGCGGCCGGCCTCTACTCCGAACTGGACCGGGATGTGCTGGGGCAGTACTTCCTGGCCCGGGAGCGGTGGCTCCGGGCGGACAAGCTGGCATCCCAGGCCATCCGCGATAAGGATGAGAACCTGGCCCAGAAATGGGCAAGCACTCAGAACACCTACTTCCGCCAGGTCCGCCAATGTGCGGAGTCCATGGGGCTCTCCGTCACAGCTCGGTGCCGGATCGTCATCCCGACGCCCCTTCAGAATGCCGGAAAAGCCGGGCCGGAGGACGGTACCGATGAGTTCACGCGGCAGCTCCGGGCCCGGCAGGCGGCGGCGCTGGAGGCGGCGGAATGCCCACCGTGACAGCGACCGCGGAAACCATCCAGGACAAAGCGGCCAGCGAGTTCGTTTGTGACTTTGTTTCCAGGCTTCCTACCACTGACTCCGGACAGCCATTCCAGCTTTATGGATGGCAGCGGGATGCCATCATGGACTTCTACGGCACCATGGAGGATGACCTGGACACTGGGGAACGGCTGCGGAAGTACTGGTATCTCTACCTGGAGATCCCCAAGAAAAACGGCAAGAGCGAGCTGGCGGCGGCACTAGGCCTCTACCACCTGTTTGCGGATGGAGAGCTCAATGCGGAAGTTTATGTGTGCGCTGCCGATAAAGAGAACGCCAGCATCGTGTACAATGCCGCGGTGTTTATGCTCACCACCGCCCCCTGGACCGCCAAGATGGTGGCCCGGGGAGAGCTGAAGATCATCGAGAGCCGCAAACGCATCGAATACCGCCAGCGGGTCCGCACCGGCAACGGCGGGCACAAGTGGATCGTGGTGGGCGTGATGGCGGTCCTGTCCGCCGAGGCGTACAGCAAGCATGGCTACAAGCCCAGCTGCGTGATCTTTGACGAGCTCCATGCCCAGCCCAACCGGGATCTGTGGGACGTCATGACCGCCGGTGCCGGCTCCGGTCGGAAGCAGCCGGTGTGGATCGTGCTGACTACGGCGGGCGATGATCCGGACCGCACTTCCATCGGCTGGGAAATCCACCAGAAGGCCGTAGCCATTCGGGACGCCCGGCAGCTGCGCCGCATCCTGGACAATGGCGGAGATCCCCGGCAGGTGCTGTCCCTGCGCCACGTGGATGCCGAAGATCTTCCACAGGCCGAGGACGACCTGCTGGCTCAGGATATGCCCAACTGGCTGCCCATCCTCTACGGCCTGACCGCCATGTACGGAGACGATCCGGATGACCTGGCGGCCGTGGACATCTGGGACGAAAAGCTCTGGTTCCTGTGTAACCCGTCGCTGGGCAAGCACCTGCGCCTGCGCAACATCCGGCTGGAGGCCATGGCGGCCCGCCGGAGCGAGGCCGGTGAGAAACTTTTCCGCTGGCTGCGCCTGAACCAGTGGATCAGCGTCAAGGCGGTCAGCTGGATCTCCCTGACGCTGTACGACAAGACCCAGTGGGGTCCCAGCAAGCGGGCCGAGCGGACCGCCTGGCTGGAACAGCTGAAGGGGAAGCTCTGCTACGGCGGCGTGGATCTGTCCACCAGCAAGGACCTGACGGCTTTTGTGCTGCTGTTCCCGCCCCAGCCGGGGCTAGAAACGGCGGTGCTGCTGCCTTACATCTGGCGTCCAGGCGCCACGGCGGAGGAGGCGGAGCGGCGGGACCATGTACCCTATCGGGACTGGGCCCGGGCCGGGTTTCTGCAGCTGTGTGATGGAGACATCATCAACTACAGCGATGTGGAGGAAGCCATCCAGCAGGCCCGGGAGGACTACGACCTGCGGATGGTGGGCTTTGACCCCTATCTGAGCCGGACAATCACCCAGCGGCTGGAGCCCATCGTTCCGGTCATGGAGATCCCCCAGGACCTGCGGAATATGTCTCCGGCGATGAAGGAGATGGACGATCTGATGACCCGGCACCAGCTGCTGCACGTCCACAACACCTGTTTCCGTTGGACATTTGGGAATGTCCGATGCCACGTGGACGGGAACGGGAACATCAAGCCGCTCAAGAATAAATCCATCGGCCGCATTGATCCCCCCGTGGCGGCGATCATTTCGATTGCGGTTTGGATGATTATGCGGACCAAGCACACCTATGACACGCGACATTTGAGAGAGGACTGGGGCTTATGACAAACGGGGAGCGCCGGGAACGGCGCGAGGCGCGGCGGAGAAAGGCCGCAAATCTGCTGGGGCTGTATCTGGAGGACCTGCTGCTCCTGGCTGGAAGCGGCTGTTTTACGGCCGCCGCGGCGCTGGCTGCCGGCTGTGCTGCTGCCCTGGCCACAGCGGGCGCGTGCCTGACGATCTATGCGCTTGTGGTGGCCCGGTCCGCCGGAAGGAGGTGAGGGGATGCTGCTGCGCAATGCCATGCGCCGCCCGCGGGCGGTGGAGTACGGCAGCGTGTCGTGGGAGGACCTCAACCAGAAATTCCGGAAGATCTTTCTCTCCGGCGGGCCGTATGACACCGGCATCCGGGGTGCGGAGCGGCTGAGCCCCGTGGCGGCGGCCCACCGCATCCTGTGCAACGACTTCGGCATGATCCCGTTCTCCCTCTACCGCAAGAACGGAGACGCCCGGGAGCCGGTCCAGGATGACGACTTAGACCCCGTTTTCAAAGTCCGCCCAAGCGCGGACCGGACGCCCTACATGCTGGGGCGCACGGTCATGTCCAACGCCTTCTGGCATGGCTTCGGCGCCGTGTGGAACCGGCGGGGACCGGACGGGCGGATCCTGGAGCGCATCCCTCTCCCATCGGACTGCTGCTCTATCCGGCAGGACCAGACAACGGGGCAGTATTACTACGATTACAGCGTGGACGGAGAGTTCCGGACCTTCACGGGGTATGAGCTGAGCTTCCTGTTTTTTGAGAGCTATGACGGCATCCGGGGCCGGGGCTTTTTGAACCTGGCCCGGGAGACCATCGGCGCGGAGGGCGCCGCCCAGCAGTACGGCCGGAAGTTCTACCAGAACGGGGCGATGATCTCCGGGATTGTGGAGGTGGACACGGACCTGGGAAAGGAAGAGCGCGACCGGGTCCGAAACGAGTTTTCCAAATACAACCCCTACGGCGACGATGCCTTCAAGGTGGCGGTGCTTGGTCGTGGATACAAGTACACGCCCATCGGGCTGAACCAGAAGGACAGCCAGTACATCGAGAGCCGGACCTTCAGCGTGGAGGAGGTGGCCCGCTTCTCCGGAGTGCCCAAGTCCATGCTGCAGAGCGGCAAGGAGAGCTTTGAGAGTAACCAGCAGCAGCGCATTGTATTCGTCACGGATGTGCTCATGCCCTACATCGTGCAATGGGAACAGGAAAATTCCTACAAGTGCCTGTTCCGGCAGCAGCGGGCGGACGGCCTGTACTTCAAGGGGAACCCGGCGGTGCTGCTGCGCGGGGACGACAAGAGCCGGGCGGAGTTCCTGACCACGATGATCCAGAACGGTATGCTGAATCCGGACGAGGCGCGGGCCCTGGAGGAGCGGGCGCCTATCCCCGGCGGCTGGGGGCAGACGTTCTTCATCACAAAAAACCTGGGCTCCATGGAGTCCGTGGCGAAAGGAGAGCCGACAAATGGTTGATATTTCAATTCGCGGAGAGCTTTGGGATGATGACAGCGCCGACGTCCTGCGCTGGTGGGGGTTCCGGGACATCACGGCCCCCATGGACATCCGGGCGGCGCTGGAGGCCGCCGGCGGGGACGAGGTGACCGTCCTGGTCAACTCACCGGGCGGAGACATGACGGTGGGCGCGGAGATCCGCTCCATACTGCGGCGGTATCAGGGCAAGACCACGGCCCTGTTCCAGGGCTACGGCGCCAGCGCGGCCACCCTGGCGGTGTCCGCCTGCTCCGTCATTCAGAGCGAGCCGGGGGCGCTGTTATGCTACCACAACCCCAGCGGGACCACCGATGGAGACTACCATGAGATGCGGCGCAGCGCGGAGGCCCTGCGGAATGCCCGGGACTGCATCCTCGAAATGTACACCGCCCGGAGCGGCAGCCGCTCCCGGGAGGAGCTGATCTCCCTGATGGATAAAAATATCTGGATCACCCCCACCCAGGCCATGGAATACGGCCTGATCGACGAGATCGTGGCGCTGGAAGGCGTCACAGAGCCGGAGGGGGACCCGGCGGCATTCGTGGCGGCGGCCGGCCGCATCCGGCTGACGGCGGCCATGCGGGAACGGTACCGGCGCCATGTGGCGGAGGACCGGGAGGCCGCCGCGCGAGACTGTGAGGCAAAGCGCATCCTGGCCCGGCTGGGGACGCTTGCAAAATACTGAGAATACGGAGGACGATTATGGACTACATGGAGAAGATCACGGAGCTGCGGGCCAGCAAGGCCAAGCTCAACGAACAGGCCCAGGCCCTGGTAAAAGAGGGCAAGTTCGAGGACGCCAATCAGCTGGCGAACCAGATGGAGGGCATCAACAAGCAGATTCAGACGGTGGAGCGGCTGCTGGACGAGAGCCGGAAGCACGCCGTCCCCCTGGATGGCAAGTATGACGGCATCCTCCACGACGAGGGGACCGGAAAGCCCAAGGATGGGAAAAAGGATGCCGTGAAGCCCTTTGCCACCCTGGGCGAGCAGCTGAAGGCCGTCTATGACCTGCGGAAGGGCCTGGTGGCGGACGAACGTCTGGAGAAGGTCAACAATGCCGCCGGCGTCACCGGCACCAACGGCCCGGACGGCGGCTTCGCCCTCCAGGAGGACTTCGCCGGGGCGATCCTGGAGAGCGCCGTGCGGCAGAGCCCCCTCCTGAACCGGCTGGACCGGTACACCTGCTCCAGCGCG